GAAACCAGTAGTTGTTAAGTTTGCAAGAGTAACACCACCAGCGGTTAGGGTTATAGTGTCATTCGCTGGGAAATCGAGATAAGTATTCGAATCGCTAGCATGTGATAATTTAGAATTAATTGGAACATTGGGAGTATTTAAAGTTATGCTGGTCGCAGCAGTTTGGGTGATCACATTGTGACTATCTCTAACCAATATCTTAGTGCCGTTATTTGCACCATCCGTGTCACCTATTTGTATGTTCAGGCCGCTGCTGACATCTAAAAACGCTTCTCCGTCTGCGTTACGCAGGTGGAAAGCATCTGGAGTATGGATATCTCCACCCACGGTGATGCCACCGTCAGAAGAAATACCAGCGACATGTAATAAAAGACCAGAAGTGTTAACATCACCAGTTACACCATTGAATGAGGTGACGATAGATTCAGTTGTGGTTCCATCTGGGAATCTGTAAAATTCACTCGCACTCATTCTAGTGTTTTGTCCGGGATTTACATAACCCCCAGCGTTCACCGACTTACCACCCCCACTTGACTGACTATTACCATCAGAAATGGTGAAAGTCCAAACTGGTGAACTATAGGAAGCAGCGTTTACCGTATAATTTCTCTCACTATCTCCAAATGATAATCTTATTATACTTGTTCCGTAGTTTTCGATGTCATCTCTGACTGTTGCCCAAGTGGTTCTTGTATTAGAGCCACCAGAGTCTACTTGGTGAATCAGGAGTCTACTTAATCCTGTTTGGTGTCTTATGTTTCCTGTACTCGGAATAGTAATATCTGCTGCCGAAGTGTAAGTCCAACTAGTTGATAAAACTCCAATTCTTGATGCAATGTCCAGTGCATCCCATGTTATTAAGGTTTTATTTGCAGTTTGAGATGCAGAAAGGGTAAGTCCCGGTGTAAGTGATCTAAAAGATAACTCATTGGTATTTGCAAAAGTTTCACCTGATACTCCATCTCCATTTAAGTCGGAAACTCCTACAACCTGTATATCGCCAACTGTAATATCACCAGTAGAACCATTCACCGATGCTACAAATCCTTCGTTAGTAAAACCTCTAAACTCCCAAAGATCTCCTGATGGTGTACCGTTCGTTTGCTGAGAGAAAAACAATTTGCCATCAGCCGAGTTAATCGCAGGTTCACCAAACGATAACCCGCTAGGTTGAACACCAGCGGAATCGCTTCGTTTAACAAGAATTTGGTTTGGACCTGTAGACATTATATCTCCTTAGACTTTACTTCTATTTATCTCTTTTGTTTCGCCCGCTTTTTCTTTTGGACTTTTTGCTTTTCTCTTCTCTTCAACAAGATTTCCCTTTGTCTTTCCTTTTCCTTTTCCTGTCTATCGGAAAAATCTTTCTCTTCATTCTGTAGTTCCAAAAGTCTTGCCCGATATACACCCATGTTCTGTTGGATTCTTTCTCTTTCTGTATCAGGAACATTTTTATTCTGTAGTAGAGATTCACATGCATGATACCCACGAACAAAATCATGATTATAGAAAGCACTTGCAGCAAATTCATCCAATGCTTGCCAAGCATAAACGTCACCAGAGATGAACAAAATATCTCCTTCTGGATACTTAATCTCTGATGCAGTCTTTGCATAAAGGTAAGCAATCCTTGGTTCGTTTCTTTCCTGTCGATGTATTCTTGCTAATTGCCAAAGAGGTTCTGCCCTACTCGGACGAAGGGCATACGCTTGAAGATATAATTGCGAAGTTTCAGACCAATCTGCCTTCTGTATAGATTTAACAATGGCCATTCTGTATGCAGAGTACCACTGCTCTTCTTCCCATCCACCCGCTAACACACGAACTTTGTACGCTTCGAACGCTTTATCCCATTGCTGTGAATCAAAGTAAGACTGGGCAAGATAAAACATATAGCGATGGTTCTCGGGTTCATCCTTGAGTGCTTCAAGTAGAATCTCTGCGTCTCTAGAATACTTCTGAATATGATCCTGAGTCTGGTTTCTCTCGAAACCCATCGTTCTGGCCTCAATGTAATAATCACCTTCCACCTTCACCGTTGTTCGGTTTTCTCTTTTATCACAATCTGCATATTCATGAAGAATACCTGTGTATCTCCATTTAGTATCTTCGCCCGTCTTGAATACTTGATTACGCCACCACACAAAATCACCACGTTGTATGCGAAGGACATAAGAATCTGCATCCATGACTTCAGGCCATGCGAAGTTACCATTCTTCACTTCGATAAAATCGTCAGCATCAATTACCCAAGCGTACTGTGCCTTACCATCACAGTTACGAAGAGACTCCGTACGAGATCCCATCTTCCCGCCATGATCACCAAATCCCTTCCAGTCCGAATCATAAACTTCGCCTGGAATTCCCTTCTCATCGAAGAAGTTACGAATAATATCTTGAGTTCCATCTGTAGAACCAGTATCGGTGATATCATAACGGTCGATATATTTGTACACAGAATTCAGACACTCAAGGACAATATCCTTCTCATTCTTCACAATCATACACAAGGTAACTTTAGGTAGACTCATAATTTCTCCATGTCGAAAAGACTTTCATTGATGTAATAGTATATATGTCGATCACTTTCTAAAATGGGAGTAAGCATCATTTTCATTTATTTCTTTTGTTCCTGTGGATTTATCCCATATTCTATGATCCTTTGTGCCTGGGGACGGATTCTTGTCTTCGCCCCACCAACTTCTAGTAATCTTCCAATCCCTAGGCATACAATATTTAGATGTTTTTTTGTCTAAGTTTAGAGTGCTTAAATAATTCTGAAAAACTGACTCAAGATTAGTTGCCCCCTCTTGGGAGGTTGAACTAAAATGATTATAGAAGTCACACAATTTATCAATATTTTCACTACCAGAAAAACATAAAATATCACTAGCACTTCCTAAGAATACTTTGCAAAGCCATAATGATTCAGTATCCTCCAACTCAGAATCTATAAGGTTTTCATAATAGATAATATCAGGTCTACTTACAACAACAACATCGTACTTAAACTTATTTATTTTTTCATATTGTTTTTTTAATTCATTAACCATATATCTACTATACTGGGAATATAAAACTCCTTCCTCACATTGGTTATGAAATATTGTTTTGTTTGGATTTTTAATTGTCTGTGTCTCGACTAAAATATCTGTGGGATTATATAAAGAAGTAATTTCAGATTTGTCTACCAATTCGTGAGATGTCTTTAGGTAGCCTTCGTGCCAAGTTACTGTTTGTGGTTCCAAACAGTCCCAAGTATGAACAAACGTGTCACATTCATATTTCTCTTTTAAATTATCTAAAATACTATTAAAGGATGCATGTGTGAATTTGTAACTTCTCATATGACCAAACAATAAAAACGCAAGTCTTTTCATAATATACCAATCATCTATTTAATGTCTATATGTCGTAATCTTTTTATGATATCGGAAGTGGAAATACCTTGTGTGTAAGGAGTATACTTCATGATGCCTAGTTCCAATGGAACTTTGTGTTGCTCCATGAAGTGTGGACCTGGATCATCTCCATGAACCACTACATCTATGTTATGCTCACGAATAAAGTCAATAGAAATATTTAGTGGTACATCTTTCACTATTTCATCTACCAATCTACAATTTGCAATCAGTTCGTACCTATCTTCCTCACAGAATATAGGTTTTCTTTTGTATGACTCTACAGTAGAATCGGAGTGAATCCCCACAATTAAGTGAGTTCCATATTCTCTTGCTTTCTTAAAAAGATTTAAATGTCCAACATGAAATAAATCACCGACAATATCACAATATACACGAATCATTAAATGCCTCAACAATTGAATTGAAATGTTCATCGAATAAAACACTCATGGTTGAAATCCTGAAACTATTCTCCACCCCTGCGATTCCCGAGTATATTACAATATCAAGATCATAAAGATAATCCCGAAGTTCCTCATAGGTCATGGTTGGATGTTTAAATCCTATCACAGAATTACTAGGTAGATAATTTATACACTCAATATCCAACGAAGAAAACGCATCGATAATCTTGTCTTTTCTTCTGTCAAATAGTTCACGCTGATTGTCTATAATTTTCAACGTGGTATTCAAAGCACTTACAGACTGAACGGGGAGAGTGAACGGGAGATCTTCACCCATGTACCTTGTGAGGTCACAGTAGTATGATTGGTGGTTGTGTTCTAACTCGGGGTGCCAAATTACTACACCAAGACCTGGCGTAGATTGCAGACACTTGTTCCCACAAAAAGACATCCCCAATATCCTATCATAAAACCCTTCATAACAGGATGCACCAAATGATGAGGTGGTGTCAATAAAGAATTTTGCGTTAGGATACAATTTAATCATCTCATCCAACGGAAATTTTTCTCCAGTTGTCGTTTCGTTTTCTACGAAATAAACACATTCATATTCATCGTTTGGTTGCAGTTCATTTATGTTGGTCGCTTTGATTTCTGTATGTTCAATTCCGTACACATTCATAATATCAATCGCTCGCTTGCCATACGCACCCGCATTGATAATAGCAACATCGTCCATAACCACGGAGGAAATCATCGCCTCCATCCCAATCGTGCCACTACCTCCGAGAAGGGCGACATTAAATGATCTATCCCCGAACATATCAAGTAACAAATTCTTTGTCTCTTCCAAAACAACCTTAAAATCGTCTGTTCTATGACAAACATCGGAGTTTGTGTGCTGTGCGGCCTTTGTCTCTTCTCTTGTGTTTGTTGGGCCTGGGTTTAGTAAAATTTTGGTCATTTGTCCATCTCAACATATACATTAAATCTAGGTCTGCCCTCTACAAAACCAGCAGAAACTTCCCAATCAGAAAATTTATCTGGTGTAAAAAGAAGGTGAGAATCATCATGAGATTCGTAAGCCAAGTCGCCCAGAAAAACACTTTGCTTTGATACTCTGAAAAGTTCTGCGATACACTCATCAGCGTATTGGTATGAAGGAAAATACTGGAAACTACTAAACACTATGACTTTATCAAATGAATTGTCTTCAAAGGTCAGTTTATTCGCTTCAGAAACCACACAATCAGGAGAGGTTAGTTGTTTATACTTTTCGACCATACAAGACGAATAATCACAACCAAAATAATTACATTCATCAATAAAGTATTGTGATAAAGCACCGCTTCCGCAACCAACCTCTAAAACACTATCGGTTTTCTTAAGTGATATAATATTTTTTATTCGAGAAGATACAAATTGCATGTCTACATTCGTCTGTTCCCAACCATTTATTAGCAATTTATCAGTTTCATCGCAACTGCTCTTTCTGTTCCATATGTTTTTCCAAGATAAATTTGTCACGATAAAAATCCCTTAACGTTTTTTGTATTTTCTAAACACTCAACACCAACACGCGGAGATTTGCCATCATTAGATATCTTGTAGATTCTATCAATGCCTGGGTATGTTTTTTCTAGATGAGAACACTCGTACCCACCAACAGATTCATGACACCCATTATCCAAAACATAAACATGTAGGTTTGGTAAATTAGCATCACGAATATTATGAGTTATACCCAAGTGCATCAATAAAGCGGCATCTCCACTAAGAACAACTACATCTTTTTCCGTATTCATCGCTATACCCAAACCAATACACGGAGCAAGGCCCATACTCCCTTGCATATAAAAAACATTTTTATGTTCGGGGTAGAGAGTATAAACGGCTCTAGAGATATATCCCGTATTGGTAACAAACACAGCACCCTCATGCATGGAAAAAATTTGTTGGATTGCTTCTTCTCTAGTTAACATTATTACTACCCTCTACGATAGTATAGTTGGAGTAACCAATAAGGTCAAGTATTTCCTTGTCAGTTTCTCCCATGATTTTATGTTGCGGTAATGTATGTCGATGTCCCACTATGAGATGGGGGAAAATTCCATGCGGTATACAAAGACTCGTTAGAGGATTTATGATATTACCGAGTCCTGAGTTTTGTAAATAAACGCATGTCTTTTTCCCTGCAAGTTCTGCACCGACGGCGATACCAACTGCTTGTCCTTCGTTTGTTGCTATAACATGAGACAGACCTGAATCTATCACCGAGTTCTGAAAAGGTTTCAATGCACTATCAGGAACCCCAGTGAAAAAATCATAACCATCATCAATCAGTTTTTCAAATAATTCATGAACCATATCGTTTTTGATTTTCCTTTAGTTGATCGACTCGAATCAAATCAAAAATAGTTTCCATTGGAACTATGTCATTATTAACGGACGATAAAGTTCCTTCGGTTTTAATTTTTTCAAACACCTCTTGAATAACTTTAACTGTTGCCCGTACCGAACAGTTTGCGTAAATTGCCAAACTGAACCCAGCATCACACAATTCATTCTCGGTAATAGTGTTATATGTTGTAGGAACACAAACCAATGGCGCCCTCAAATTTTCTTTGTGATAAGCATCAGCAAACGCCAATACTTCATCGGGACTCTTACTCTTGCTGTGAATTAGAAACCCATCACAACCTGCATCATTATACATCCTTGCTCGTTCCATTGCAACCTCTTGTCCGTATCCTTGAATTAAAGACTCGGTTCTGGCAATGATGGCAAAATCATCGTTCAATCGCTTTTCCACTGCTGCTCTAATCTTCCCACACATGATCTCTTCAGATTCCAAAGACTGCTTCATGCCATAAAAGGAACACCTTTTAGGTGAGGGATTATCCTCAAAACACATGGCCGAGCCGCCTGCTTTTTCATACTCCCTTACCATGCGAATGGTATTGATTGCACTAGGACCGCCCTCATCTGCATCCACCAAGATTGGAATATCAATTCTGTCACTGATCTTGCTGATGGTGTCAAAATAATCTGCGGTGTTTAGTATGTTTGCATCTGGAAGTAGGTTCCATGCATGTGATTCAAAACTAGAAATCCAAACACCATCATAACCAACTTTAGCGGCGATTTCGGCAAGCAAAGCATTACCCGCACCCATTACTATACTAGTTTTGTTTTTTGTGTTTAATAATTCTTTAATACTTTTCATTTGATTGCCTCTCTAATCTTAGATGCGCCGGCGATAGTGCCGTTCGGATCACCATGAATTGCCCCACCAACATTTGCCATCCAGTCAACCCCGAACCTGTCCCTGATTGGTTGAATAAGTTCGGCCTTCATACCGCAAGAAAGAGCAGGAACAACATTACGATCGGTCAGGATCTTAATGTTATTTCGTAGTTCTTCCTCATCATCACTCTTGTATCCACCCCACATACCAGAATGAATGGTATCGACACCGATCATACCTGCCATGTCACAGACGACATCCCAATCAATTCCATACTTGTGAGTTGGTTCGGTAAATACCTTATCACCACTCTTCTGAAAGTGAATGAACAGTCCAGGCAGATCCATCTTTCGGACAGAGTTATATGCACCCAAACCACACCACACATTGAGATGAACTCCGTTGCCACCGTTTTGGTGAACAAAAGAAACCCGATCAAGGATTGCGTGTGGGTCTGCGTTTACGCAAAAACAATAGACTACATTCCGACCACAGTTACTAATGTAGTTGGAAATTTTCTCGACACGATCTTCGAGTGAACAGAACGATGGGTTTGCCATGATCTCATCTTCCTTGATAAAATCAACTCCACCATCCACCAACTGCTTAGTCATATCAAGAAGGCCATCAACTGAAAGTCCAATCTTTGGTTTAATGATAGAACCGAAAAGAGGCTTATCGTATTGACCAGTGAACTCTCGCATACCACTGAGTCCCATCTGTGGTCCAAGGAACTTGTCTTCGACACACTTTGGGTACTTGACATCAACTAGTCTACATGAAGTGATGGTGTCAATGTCCATCTGACCACCCATCAATTGACAAAGTAGATGAGAGATACCATCATTTTCCCAGTCAGTGTTGATTACAGGGAAAGCAATCTCAACCAGGCCTTCCTTGAAGTTTGCTAATTGGTTTTCATCACCAATGATGATACAAGAATTTCTCTCAAAGAGTTCTTCTGTTTCCCATTGATTACGAACATTGGGATTTCCCACGCTTTGTCCGATTGCTATATTCCATGCCGCATCTGCAAGACTAGTACTAGCAGTTACATGGTAAGTTGCGATAACATATTTTTCGTTGTCAACAGAGTCTCTATAAAATTTCATTTTTTCACCTCATACTTATCACTCGGAATTGATGGTGTCTTTACACAGAGTACCTTGCAGTCCTCTAGGAAAATCGGATCTGATACTTCATAGGGATCAAAGACAAAGATTTCGTTTGGATGAATAGTTTTACCCTGAACGATCATCTTACCAGATAGTAAGACATTTATTTCAGTTGATTCTTTGTGGTAGTGGGCGGGCCACTTCTCATCCTTTTTGTGGATGAGGACGCCGACCTCGAAGTCCCGAGTCTTTAGCATGGTTGGTTCAAAGTCACCTATAAACCAACCTCTAGTCATATCATTCAAATTGCAAATTTTCATTACGAATATATTCTCTCAAATCGTCGGGGGTGCCGACTGCATGGTGTTGACACTTCGGGATGTGGTAGATGCCAACCCGCTGCTGGCGTCTAACCATTTGGTTGTAAGAAGGACCGACATAGAACTCACCGTTCACTGCCCTGTCATCTTCTTCGACCATCTTATCATAACTATTTATAAAGTCAAGTCCACGTCTCCAGTAATGAATTCCGTTCAATGAAATATCACTGATGACTTCCTTCTCTCGGATCTCCTGAACGAGACCGTCCATGTCAATTCTTGCATAACTGTTTTTAGTTGAGTCACAGAAGTATGTGACAATCACCCCATCGAAACCATAGTACTGACAGTAGTGAATGAAGGCGGCACCGTCCCACCACATAATCTGATCGCAGTTAGCAACCACCAACTGATCGTCGTTGTTGATTTCATCACGAACAAGGTTGACTGTAGAAGACGGGCCATCAGTGACATAATCAATCTCACGAATTAAACAGTCTGGTTTGATCCTTCTGAGATGCTCATGGATTTCTTCTGAGTGTTCTGTTTTTCTTGTGATAAAGATGTAACGACCGTCAATTCCAATCGACTCAATTGCCTTCTGGATCATTGGGACATTGTTAATTTCAATTAGTGGCTTGGGTCGCGTGAACCCGTCGTCTGAGAATCTTTTTCCCAAACCAGCCATAGGGATGACTATATTTCTCATAATTTTCTCTTTTCTTCTCACTAATCATTTTTCATTTAAATACTTTTTCTACGTTGGTGTTACCAGACCGATATGATTTACCTTTTTCTTTGTAGATATCGGGTGGAACATTTTTAAATTTATCAATATGATACTGTTCATAAAAATCACCTTCTGCTTTTGGTGTATAAGTGAAAAACAAAAAAGGTCTTGGGATTTTAGTTTTGTTATCATACGAAGCGTGTGGAACATAACTATCGAAGAAGATGACATCACCTAAAGACGTACAAATCAATTTATAATCTAACTCCAATGTTAGGTCGGTGAAATTTGGTGTTAGTTGTTCTGTGATAGTGTCACCGAAATATATTCCACCATTTTCATCATCAGTATCACATAATGGAAGAGCAAAACTTACATGCTTATTTGTATAATTTCCCCAACCAGCAGTGATATCTTGGTGTGGTTGAAATCCTTCACCGCCTGGATATTTGTAGTTGATTTTGTCTTTAAACAAAATTGATTCTTCGCCCATTAACTCATTGACTACATTTAATACTTTTTCAGAATTGGCAATATTCTTTAGTCCACTGTGGTGGTTAACAAAATATTCAATTCTATTAACTGTGGTGTTATCTGGTTCATAAAACTTCCAGATGTATTCTTTCCTATCTTCTTCGTTAGTGAGGGTAAAGACCATATCCTTAATGTTTTCTACTTCGTCAATAGTGAAGAAATTTTTCTTTAAAACTTTTCCAAATGCATTTTCCCAGTTATTCATTAATCATTGTCCTTATACACATCGTGTTCAAAATAAACTGTGCCCTTTGTGCTGTCCGAATTGTTGTCTGGTGTTGACCAAATATTTTTGTAAAATGCGTATGACATAAATGTACCAACATCGTTATAGAAATATTCGTCAAGAGGTTTATGAGGATGAAATTGGCGATAATACTTGATTGCACATGAGTAATTCTCCTCACTCAAAAAATATTTTTTGTGAGATTCGGAAATCATATTAATACAATCACCCATATCTGCCCGTCTAATTAATCCAGTCGATGATTGGAGGTGTGGACCCCATGCATGTTGATAACGACAAAGAGCAGACTCATATTCGCTTGTCACAAATTTCTCCACATCACCATTCTGCAATTGAACAAGGTCACCACAAACTAAAATACAATCACCTTCAACAGATAAAGCAGCCTCAAAGGTACTTCGTATCTTATCACCCTTTGGAATGATTGTATCAATATTTTCATACGATGCAACATGATTTTGTAACTCTATGTTGCTTTCATTAACTACAACATAAAGTCTGGTATCATCAACTCGGCATTTATTAATTAACCTGTCAATTAAAACCTGACCATCAAATAATTCCAGATGACGATTGCGATTTGGTTTGGGTGGACCGCCGGCGAGTATAACGATATTTTTCACACCATTTCCTCAATTTCAGAGACACTATACAATTCAACTTCGTTTGAATACGGACCTTCCTCTAGAATCTTTTCGTGTAGATTCTCGCCCCTTTGAAGTCCTATTGTTTTGATCTTCAGTTCCCCATCTGAGGGAAGATATTTATTTGCCATCGCTTGTAGAAGATCTTCAATTTTCATGGCTTTCATATCTGGACAATATGGAGTTGTGTCTGTTGAATTCTCAAGACAAGAGAAAATTAAATCAATGGCTTGTTCACGGGTCCAGAAAAATCTAGTAGCGGATGAATCAGTTACAATCACCTCTTTGTTTTGCGAGAGAAGATCTTTCCATTTACAAAGAACAGAACCAGTAGAATATAGAACATTCCCATAACGAACAATTCTATAATTTGTGTTCGGGTTTATTCTTGCATACTCATGAAACAGTCCCTCCATGAGAAGTTTCGTTGCACCGTACATACCCACTACTTGTGCTGCTTTGTCTGTGCTAATTCCCAGCACAAAGTCTAAGGATTTTCCTAGAGTTAAATCGAGAAGATTCATGCTCCCTATCGTATTACTGGCGATACACTCTCGCGTATGTGTTTCCGCCATACCAACATGCTTGAATGCCGCCAAGTGAAAAACACCAGAAACATCTTCAATAGTCTTGTGTAAACAATGAGGGTGAGAAATATCTCCAGGCACAATTTCCAACCACGGAAAGTTTTGCTTAGTTTGTACCAGATTCCCCTCATTACGACAGACAGTTACCACATTAGTGCAACCAAAATTTTCTAGTCTAGCAAGGAGGGCTTCACCAAGAAATCCAGAGGCACCCGTTACCAAATACTTTTTATCAGGACTAACAATACCCATTATCACTCTCCGTATATTATATCCATGGCTCGCTCTGTTTTAAAATTACCAATTTCTTCAGATCTGTGCGAGTAAAATTCTTTCACTTTACTTATGTCTTCTTCCCGCATACCAAAAACATTCAACTTGCCAGGATATTGATTATCACTGACCAATTCAATTTTTTTTGCACACCAGCGATCCGCCGTACCTAAGATTTTATATCCATCACCCTCTGCCAATTTTCCGCCAACTATTTCCCACTGATGTACTGTCCAGTCTCGTTGTAGATTTTTTAGAAAATATTCTCTATTCCAGATTGAAAACTGTCCTGATATTCTGTAGATAAAAGAAGCAGCAGATCTTTGTCTAAGTTCTAAGATTTTAAAATCATCAAACTCTTTGTAAACACTAACATCCTCTGGATTCCTACAATGTTGAATTGATGGTTGTAGATCTATTCTTCCAACCTTTTCATCGGAAATTTCTTTCAAAAGAGTTTCATATACCTCACGATCAAAAGGTCTTACCATATAAAAATCATCAATACCGAATATAAAATGCTCATCATCAATCGACTCAAAAAAATCTATGATATAATTGGACCATCCCTTTGAACGACCAACTTGTTCTTTTGCCATAGATATGAATTCGAAATTAGAGGGCAGTTCAAATTCGGGTTCCGAAAATCCTAAAACTTTTACATCGAAATCTTCGCCCCAATATTTGTTAAAAAAGTATGCAAATCCCTCTATCGCAAATAAATGAGGATCACATGTCGGAATGTATACTTTAAGATTATTCATATTACTTCTTTCATTAACTGAATGTCTCGAACATCTTTGGGTTCGTTTCTTTTTTCTTTTAGTTCTCGTATCACACCAAGAGATGCAACTTTAACACCATCATACCAGAAGTGATTCTTTGGGTCAAACAATATCTCATCTTTACCCATTGTATATTTGCTTAACTCTTCGTTGTGACTGTGGACCATATGATGGCCTTGAATATCAAGATCACGGTGTAGATAATCCAAATCTTTTCCCTCTCGTAACCCGTACAATGAAAGAACAGAACTGGCAGTAACACAATAGTTCTCTGGATCTAAATTGTTATCTCGGATGTAGTTTCGGTAGTAGTCAAACATACACTGAAAAGAATTGTAATGAACGTGCTTTGCATTGTTCATGTGATGAATACTATTTTCGTTATAGTATAGTCTTGCAATTCTCATAGTCTCTTCATGCGTGTCGTTGATATGACACGAATGCTTTCCTATACCGAAGATGTTTCGGATAGATTCTTTCAACTGAACCATGTCTACAGACTCATGTGGTACAATCAAGAAAGAAAGAACGGGTGCAGTTGTAGTGAAACAAAGTTTTGCTTTATAGGCAAACCCAGCAAAGTTCTGAGGCCATCCCAATCCCCAATCTTCGCCCAGATATATCTGTCGGATGAGATTCAGAGGCGCATTGTTTTTCCAATCGAAAGACTTCGCATAGACAACATCAGAAGTCTTGTTTAGCAGTTCCCATGCTGATTGAATCTTTTCATTGTCGTGTGTCACGGAGGGGAACAAGGTGACAACTAATGTATTCGGAACCAGTCTTACATACTCAGTTGCCATTGCATCCAGATTAAACGTAGACAAACCCCTAGATGCAAACATACTGCTACTGCAATCTAATTGTCCTTCGTTTTCCGTTGCTTCGTGTGTCTCAACTTCTTTGTCGTATAGTATAGATGCTGCAACTCTATGTGAACCATTTATCAGATAGTTCTCATAAACTGGTAAAGTTCCTTTCGTCGAATCAAACCCATCAGTAGAAATTGAATCGAGTATGTTATCGAAAGTAGATTTGAAACTCTCGTAAGTATTCTTGTTAGAGTTGTCTAATTCATTGAAACTGTTCCATGCATTTAGATGTGATGCGTATACATCCTCACCAAAGGACGTATCATAACCTGCATCTCTATACCTTGCGTATAGGTGCTTTGCTGGAATATCGAATCGATTATTCTTTAGGAGAGTCAGTGGGTTCATAACGAATTTAGTTTTTCATATGGTTGCCGTTCTTTCAGCAATTTTTCAATTCTCAATTGTTCATGTGGCACTTTACGCCAGTCAGAGTTTTCATTGTGTTCATTATAAACGTAAAGAGGTTCTGGAATGAAAACAAATCTGTCTCCACACATCTCAAGCATTGGCCACATAAAAGTCAAATCACCAGCAGCCTTAAACCACTCTCCATCTATGTCAATGAAGTCATCAGTATTTATGTTCAATACCAAGTCCCGACGAAATGTTCTCAAGTGTGTTGCTCTCCAACGATCTTTACGGAATGCATTATTGTTTACAATATCATCACGGTAACGATCGTGTCCCCAAACAACATCCTTTGTACCTGTTTTGTACATGGAACCATATGTCATCCATACATCTTCTGTATAATACTTATCTAATGTCGTTAGAACATTGTCGTGAGGCAACCAGTCATCAAAATCTAGAGTTACAATGATAGACCCTTCTCGGGCCATTTCAGATCCTTCAACCACATTTTGTGTTTGATACTTTCTAGTTTCGTTACGGATGACTTTTAGATTTTCATATTCATCTTGTTTTTCAAGAAGACATTCATACGTTCCGTCATTTGTTTGTGCGTCAATTGCAATGACATCAAAGTTATCGTGGTTCTGTAATAATGCCGATTTTACAGATTCTTCGATCCAAGGACGAGAGTTGTATCCCATCATTAAAATAGTATAGTGGTTCATAAAAGTTCCAAAAGTTTATCTATCTGATCTCTATGCTTATCATAGGGACGCAGCGAGTGACAGTCAATATACCAATCATTCGTAACTTTGTCAACTTCAATATTCCAGTTTATTCTGTCCAGTCTTCTTCCATTATGAAAACCACTAGGTCTCATAGGCTGACTAACTCTTCCCCCATTGTCACGGTGCGAAGAAATAACCAGAGAAACAAACTGTTCATCTAGACCCCAAGATTCCATTGCTCCGCCGTCCCAATTTTCAGGTGTGTGTCTTGTCCCCTCATTGAAATTTGAAGTAACATCTTCCATGAAGTCAGAGAAAGATTCTTCTACACCCAGAATGGTTTTGAAATTTTCTCCAGAGGCGACATTGTAACACAAAGGAAAGTAGTTTTTTAGGTTTGTGTTTAGATTACACCAATCATACTCATTGGTTACGTTTTCTCTCCAATAAGATCGAGAGACGGGAAACATATCAATGTCGCTGGTTATCCATAGGGTCTCAGGTTCAAACTGCGGATACCACAATCTCGCCAACTGTGCCTGAGTATGAATCTGATAGTCTTCCTCGGGTTTTACATTTACGACTTGACCGTGTTCATCGGATACTTGGGTTTCTCCAACATGAACAAGAACGGGTTCGTACCCTATTCTTTCCCTCCAGACTCTAGCAACCAGAGGCCAAAACTCTAAGTAGTATGGGTTGTCGTCGCAAGACATTATTACTTTAGTTTGCATTTTCAACCTTATCCAAAGCATCACGATCAGACTGCGACCACAGTTCATCGTCCTTGGTCACACACTCTCCAATGTAGTAAACCATTGACTCGGAATTTCTTTCTGGTGTAGGGAAAGGAGCGTTCTCTGTATAGAAAGGATCATGAGTAATGTTGTCTTCCATAGCAAGAGGCCAAATTAAACCCCACAAAAACGCTTGATCAACACCCTTCTTGTCTTCGTGGTATTTTCCTCTAATAAACTTTTCTACCTTAGATTGCATTTTAATTCTTGCAGTCTTTTTCATCCCCCACATACCAGCCATAATTGCGGCAACATGATAAGGATGATCTCTCATTATATGGAAATTTTTATCTGACTCCAACCATTCGTCAACTGCTTCTTTCTCTCTAACAGATAAACGAGAGTCAGTATCCCTAGAAATAAAACACTCAACATCTTCGTCATCGCAAGCAGTAAATCTAGACATCGTAAAATTATGAGAACCAACTTCGTCTTTAACAACGACTTCAACATTGTCGTACTCCATAAGACGATCGACAATTTCGGTTGGTGTGTTTTTACCAGCAACATAGAACCGACAAATCCAGTCGGGATAAATCTCTTTGGCCAACTCTACGTTTTTGTATGCACCATCAAGGTAAAAGGGATCATCTCCCCACACAGAAAAAGTAATAAGTTTTTTCATTGTGTTACCACCGATTCGGTTTCTTCTGTAGACCACTGATAAACATGAAGAAATTCATCGGACTTACATGATCGTAAAACCTTTGGGTAAAGTCTAGACAACCACTGAATATCTTCACACGACTGACCTGTCTGTGAATACGTTTCGACAAACTGTTCACTTTGAGCCAATTCGGTTTTCCAACAACACCAATGATACGGGGGACGAAGAGTATCTCTATACTCTCCCGTTTGATCTACAAGAACAGGATCGTGGGGGTTATACATGTCACAAAAAATACGAGCGTGCTTACCGTTAAGATAGGCATTTTGATTGAAAGAAATCACATCCCACGAAGGATCATTCTCGATGATATCAGTCAAACAAGAAATATAATTGTCTTCCACATCATCGTCGTCATCAAGCCAACAGAGATGACTTCCCCGAGCAGCGTTCAATAGAACATTTCTCTTTTCGTAGATATGAAAAGACTTATTATCAATGAAAGAAAGAACTTCTACGTCTTCTCTGTCACCAATCTGTTCGAGCAATTTATTTTGTAAGACGGTATATTTTTCGAGTCTCGAAGGAATCGAGAGTATTAGAATACTAAGTTTTATTTTCGACGGTTCTTTGGGCATCTAGACGCTCCTTCACTGAGTTCATATCAAAATCATTTTTCATTCGCTCCTGATAGATTGCTCCATCTTTCGCATACATCTCTGCATTCTCATTTCTTTGATGGAGAGCATCAGCATCAGGATGATCTCCTGGCAGCCAAGCATGTCGAATAATACATGTAGGAGAAACAGCCAAGATATCCATCTTAGCAAACAACGCAGTCATTTCTGTGTCGCAGTATATTGATGTATAATCAGGGTGATACAGATGTCCCATTGCCTTGTACAAAGGGAAACCAAGGACTGGCAATGTCATCAACAGATCTTCTGGTCCACGAAGTCCATCATTGAATTTAATGGAACCGCAATAGTCGGGAAAGAGTTGATTGAAACCCTGAGCAATGATATCATCCCATCCCTCTAAACAGGGAACCATGTCATCACTGATAAGAACGATGATGTCACCATCTTCGCCTTCAAGATCGGCATTACATGCCTCAATCTTAGTCTTTGATTGTCCATAGTTGTACTTGAGATCAATGTCCAATGAGTCCAACCACTCTTTGATCTCTGGAGTGTTCATAGAAGTATCGTCTTCATCCATCGTAATAACGAAACGGATATCGTGCTTCCCAGAAAGGAAGGCGATATACTTCTGTAGAACACTCTTGAATTTTTCTGGACGGGATCTAGTTGGAAATTTTACCACAATTTTTGACATAATGAATATTCCTTTTTTTTTACTTTCGTCTACCTATATGATATTTAGGTATCATTTCCCAATCTTTTTTATCATTATAGGAAATAATTTTGATTTGTGCAAGTGAAACTTTTGGTTGTTTTACCTTTTCGGGGATCACGATAGAAAGAAGATCCCATTCTTCTAATAGAGAAGTGATTGTATTTCTTCTACCTATATCGGTTTCGCTTATATCAGTAGGTAGTCCATCCAAAGAAAAAAGTTCTTTAAAATGAACAATATAATACTTACCGCGTTTATGTAAAATATGACACGACTGATATAATTTGTTTTCTGTACGAGACGACACACCAATTCTGGTAAGAGTTTCTCTCACTTTAAGAAAGTCGTCTTCTTCCTTCAGAGTGATTTCTACCAAATCGTCGATCGATAATTCTATATGTTCCATGTAACCTCCATATTAAACACAATATGTAGGTTTTAACTATTTTTATCCCCGTATGTGGTACGATCTCGTATCTGAATCAACTGATCTTCAGTCATTAAAGAAATATACTCTTCGGCTTTTCTACGAGATACATCATAATACTCCATAACCCAAGAGATTTTGGGATCCATCTCTTTCTTTTGCCACTTACTGAAACGCTTTCTCTTACGAACTGAATGCAGAAAATACTCATAATGCATTCTCTTGTCCATATTGGGGATGGCGTTCACAGCGTTAGACAAGAAAATCGTGTCAGGGAAATACGAAAGAGACTTGTTAATGATAAAAGGAGCATACGATCTCTCCTCTCGATCATCCCGAGATCGGAGTATGTTCTCTTTGTTATGATTAATAGAGTTTAGAATCTCACTCAGATTCACTAATTACTCCGATAACATCATCAAAGTCTACAATATCAAATGCATCGTATCCATTAACCTTTCGCATATCGTAGATCACAATATCCCCCACCGAAAACTCAGCCTCACGAATACGACCACTAGGATGCATCTTACCCTCACCGATCGCCATAACTTGACCTCGGATCCAATAGTCCATCTGCTTTTCTGAGTACACAATACCCTGTTCTGTAGTTTGTTCTCCTTTGGTTTCCCGCGAAAGAACAACCTTACCCCGTGTAGGAATCATCATTTTCATTTGAATTCACACCTCATCATAAGTTCTGTAAGACACGCCACCATGTTAATCTCATGGTCGGCAACGAAAGCCGACTTGTACTGATACTCTGCAAGAATCAGAACGGCTTCAGGAATAGAATGTGGTTTGATGTGATCATACAAACCATCATAAATTTTACGGAAGATCTGTGACTGATCGTTATCGAGATGTTCAACAACCCAACTACGAACCTTGCCGAACTCTTTTACTTTCATCGACGAGATCAACTGCTTAACACTGATATCACCCAACTCGGAAAGAATACCAACATCAATCTTACCACCGACCGAGTATCGTTGAAGTTCGTTCAGAATTCGACGAATGTCTGGGAAGTGCTTCATGATCAACTTGGCAATAACCTCGTCATCATACGGAACATTTTCGTTCTTGAGAATCGTAGAGATTCGATCGTAGATCTGAGATGCCATTTTTGGTCGTTGATCCATTGGAATCTTGAACTCAACAACGGTACATCGTGAGTGAAGTGGTTCGATGATCCTGTTCTTATAGTTACAAGTAAGAATGAACCGACAGTTCTTAGAGAACTCTTCAATGAATCCACGAAGAGCAGGCTGAGTAGACTGGGGATTGGAGTAATCAAACTCATCGAGAATGACAACCTTCTTTCCACCAGTCATCGATACCGTGCTTGCAAAGTTGCGAATCGTTGTTCGGAGTGTGTCGATGTTTCCATCTTCCGAACAGTTGATCATCATAAACTCACTGTCCATTTCATGGCAGAGGGCCCTTGCAACAGTCGTCTTTCCGCAACCAGGCCCACCGCAGAGAAGCAGATTCTGAGTTTCCCCAGAGTCTACCATCTGCTTAAAGGTGGACTTGATCGAGTCAGGGAGAATGCAATCTCCGATCGTCTTCGGACGATACTTTTCTACCCAGAGAAATTCATCCATTGTACACAGAATCCGACTCAAGGGCGATCCAGTACTGGACACCAGAAGTTCGGTGGACAAAGTGACTGACAACCTGCTTGGCGATTGATACATCGTAATCACCACCGATCATCTTAAGGTTCTCAACCTTGAAGAAGAACTTAAAGTCAGGAGAATCGGTCGATAGTTCTCCGAGATCAATCGAATACGAGTTAGAACTGTTGTTTGCCTTCTTGTCAACAGCGGTCATCATAAGAGTTTCACCCTCAGTCTGAACACAAAGATCAGCAAGTCCAAGAACAGCAGCAGCCTTCTGGAGTTCAACAAGATCCCGCTGTCGAAGTTCAAAATCAACGACAGAATCTGGCATCGTGATCTTCTTACTTGGTGTAGTAATAAGATTGGGAGCGGAGTAGAAGTAGCGAACGCTAGATCCATTTTTTCCCGAGATCATAACATGGTTCTCCTCAAACTCGAATGTTGGATTATCGAAGAGACTGATCGTTCCAAGGAACTGATTCAGATCCCAGATAGCGATCTCTCGGTCAAAATCCTCTTCGATCTCTGCTTCAGCCATGATGTTCTTCATGGGAGAAACAGTGGTAAGAGTATTACCAGGCTTGATTAGAATGTTAGAGTTGATCCCAGCAAAGTTCTTTAGAATCGCCAGGGTCTTTTCCGATAGGACGGTCTTAGTTTTAGTCATCATATTCACCAATCTCCTTGTTCAAGGTCTTCTGCATAATCATCAAATTTATTACTATCATTCATAAGATCACGAAGCATTTTCTTGTCTTGTTTTCTCTTACCCTTACGTTGTTCACGACGAACACCGCGAGTACCATCTTCTTCATAGTCTTCTGCCCAAGATCTTTTCTTAGGCTTTCTGTAGTCCCTAGACATTAAAAGTCTCCGATGCTTTCCATTAGATTCTTCAATCCTTTTTGAATAAAGTAATCGAGAAGGCCACTCCGTGACGCAATCTCTTGTGTGTCGTAATTTTCATTGATTCTTTCAACCACATCAGACGGAATATAGTTGAAGTCAATCAACTGTCTGTTCCTATCATAGTTCCTTGAGATCGTTTCGTCAACCTCAAATCCATCAATAACTTCACGAACGCGAGTCTTCGCCTTTGCGTTCATTGGCTTCTGTCGCTTTCCTTCTACCACAAACGTATCGTCATCAGACAGAATGTTTGGAACACCGTCACTCACATCACCCTTCATAATATGATTGAAGAGAAAGGAGTCGGGACGATCACATACCAACATCTTCTTTTGAATTGGACTGTACTGATTCACGCCTGGATATACTTGCAACTGCTGAAAATCTTTGTCACCAGAAATGATCATGATCTTTTCCTGCTGATGAAACCGAGCAGTAAGAACCGCAATGATATCATCGGCTTCACATGCATCCACAGTCAAATTCTTATATGGTAAGTTATCGCGTACTTCGTTACGAATACTGGTCAAGGAGTCATAGATTGAACTCCAATCGACGCTAGAGTCCTTCTGCTGCTTCTTACGAGCAGCCTTGTAGTGTTCAAAGACACCACGACGCCAAGGTCCACCTGCATCATTACAGATAACAAGTTCGCCATGATCCGAAAACTTAGAACGATACATGCGGTATGTATTGAGGACGAGATGACGTATAAAATCATCATCTATGTTTGGATTATATTTGATTGACTGGAAAATGCTTGCCAGAATAATCTGACTATTATCAAGGAGTATCACGGGGTTCCAATCACTTTGAATTTGAAACTTTAATTAGAACTACGTCACTGCTCACGCGACCAGTGACTTCTAGATTCTTGTTCTTCAGTTTATCAATTTCTTGCTTTATCGCTCGCACTCCAGTAATGGCAATGTCTTGTAGGCTCATCTTGGAACGACCGAAATTTTTACCGTATGATTTATCGGGATCAAAATTCTGAATCGTAGTACCTTTCACTTCAAATCCTGTGTCGCTTTCATACCAGAACATCTTGTTCTGTTTACAATTATAGCACACAAGAATCTTAGATCCAATGATTTCTTCGGGATTGATGGACTTTACTCCATCGCACTCTTCTTTGAACTTCATTTTTTTTACCTGAACAGAGGCAGACTTTGCTCGCTTACGGCGAGTAATCTTACTGTTGGTCTCTAAGAAGTCTCTAACAAGAGTGGCAAAAGAAATCAGGTGATTCAACTTCGTCTTCGAAAGAAAGTCCCAAGCCTCTCGAAGATCTTCGTCTCCGTCGAGAGCAGATTCAATCTCGTCAACCAAAGAGGCATATTGATCAACCAATTCTTTCATGTCTCTTTTAGTTGGCTTATATGCCTTGACCAAACCTGTTACCTTGGGCTTCTGCGTAGACGTACCCTGTCTCAAATTCTCGATATACCGATCAGTCATCAGGTCGAGAACGGACGCTAAATTATCTTGACTCGTCTTCATTAGGCTTAAAGAATACAAATACTGGTTCGTATTTGAGATACTTTCCTTTCACTTGACAAAAGTTCTTACACTTGGGCTTACCATCTTCACCGACGCGGTTCTGACCTGGCATCCCTTCTAGGGCCATCTTCATAGTGTATCTATAAATCATTCCGTTGTCAAGTAGTATGTCCTTTGAATCCTGCTCCAGAGGTAAGTATTTTCCGCTCACCAAAATGTCGGCAATATTCCAGAGAAGATATCCGCCAGGTCGCAACCACTCAACGGCAGTTTCGAGAGTAGGCTTTAGGAATCCGTCTCGCCACGATTCATACGATGAACCATACTTTTTGTAACTCTGGTTTTCATCTTCACTATAAGCCTCTCGATTAAAATAAGGAGGTGAAGTAAATACCAAGTCAATTTCGCCTCGGTGTCTTTGAAAATCTTCATTATGTCGTATCTCCTCGGATCCTAGTTGGAAGACTTCGTGGGTGTTGGTGCTAGAGAAGAATGGATTTGATCTGTATGTCTTGGTGTTATAAAAATCCGCGACATTAGAATATCTAGAATCCATATCAGAATAAAAATTATCTGGATTGGGGTCGGTGCCGATGTAATGTACAGTGCGGTCATCACGGATAGCCATAGCACCAAGTATCCTACCACCCCAACCACTGCTAGGATCATAGATCTTGATTTGTCGGTCTTTGATATGATCGGTGAATTTTTCATAGAGATATTTCGCAGTCATTGGAGGGAAGTTTACTGCGGGTTGAATGTAACCGATGCGAAAAGATTTGAACCCGCCAGGAAAAATCTTCTTACCTTTATCATACAAACGAATAGCATAGACATGATCATCATCCATATTTTCGATATCAAACGTCGAGTGATGACGATACTCTAGACGGTCTCGCATCGCCTCAACTTGATCCTTCGTTAGTTGAAGAATGTCTGACTGCTCCAATTGAAAGTATCCACTATTCAATCCCTCTCGGATTTTGACCTGCTCTAATAGAAAATCTTTTCCCTTGAACATGTCTGGATAATCAAAGAAAGTCAGAATCCAATCTTCGCCGTTATCTACATTGACAACAGAGTGCTTTGTATCGTTCTTGATGGTAGAAAGGGCGTGGCTGTAGAACGAATCTCGTCGAAAGTGTCTCAATGATCCTTTATAGACTCTCTCAAGGTAGTCAGGGTTCGCTACGAGATCATAGATCGAGTATCCGTTGTCCTTCTCGGTATAGTTGATACGAGTCTTGAACATGTTATCAAAGAACTGATCGACCTCGACACCGAGTCGTGATTTATTAATGATAACTTCTTTAGGCGTATCAGACAACTCGTCATCAAACTCAAATTCATGAACGGGAAACTCAGACATACGATTGAATGCCGTAATCATATCCTCTTCGTTCTTTCCTGTTCGGGGAGGACAGCCGTATGTGTCCCATGCGGCAGTTAACTCTGCACGAAGTTGAATCACCCAATCCTTAAATTGATCGGGTGTCATCTCTAGGAGGTCTTCGAAGTTTACATTCACATCGCTGTTGATGATGTGATCATTACGCTGATAAGGTATATTCACGATCCTACATTCCAAAAAAGTGCGCCAGGTGACGCATGATCTAATATGAACTCCCACGCTTTTGCGTCGTAGGTTGGTGCTGACGGGAATGGGGGCAACACTTTGGTTGCTTTGTTGAAGGCATACTTTGATTTGTACAACTTCGCCTTTCCGTATTCGCCGCTATGTCCCACACGCACACAGTGAAACTCGGCGTTGGACCAAGCGAGTTGTAATCCTCTGGA